TGGGATTTATATAATATGAAAGAAGAACTAACTGACGAGCAAGAAGCTTTAAGACAGTTAAATGGATTGATTGAAACTATTGCTACAGGCAATACATCTTATACGCTTGAATGTTTTAAAACCGATGTTGAAGAAGCAATTAGTTTAACAGTCAAGGAGAACGAAGATGAGTAAAGATAAAGTGCCAATGACTAAATATCAAAAAGCACAAAAGGTAATTGAAGAATTGGTTACAGATAGAGCAAAAAGGGAGTGGAGTTCTGGTAAAGGACAAAGAAAAAAGCTAAAGAATGAACGCATGAAATTGATTAAAGTTCATGGAATGATTGCTAACTTTGTTGAGGAGAAAGCTAATGAGTGAAGCACAAAGAAAGTGGAGTTCAGGTAATGGTTGGATGAAAAAAAATTCCCCTAAAGACTGGAATGTTTCAAAAAGATTTAAAGGTACTGTCGCCTACACCAAAAAAAGAAATGTCTGGTGTCTGCGCGTGACCGATAGCGAAACCAATCAGCTAGTGCAAGCGACAGAAATGTTTGCTCATAGCATAGACACCGCCATCACACGTGCTAAAGACATGGCGCGAGAGTGGGAGAAAGGGAATGTGGAATCCTAATACTGACCTATTCTGGATTGGATTTTGTGTCCTCTTGCTTATCTGTGCCTACCTCCTGGTTTAGATCCAGTTCTTCTACCTCTATGTCTGCGAGCTCCAGCTCATCATCAAGATCCAATCCATTTCCAGGCGACACTTGGTCTGCAAATTCTTCATCCAGGTCCTCTTGCACAGCGTGAGACGCAGATTCTATATCTTCGGCTCGCAAATGCACTTGGTCTGCATCCAATTTCTTAAAGGCCGCCTTGTCTTTCTCCGACAACAAGGACGCAAGTTGATTCTCCGACAGCAATTCTTTCAACCTTCTCTCTACTTCACTTCGATCCATCTGATCCACCCGTCCATACTTAACTTCTTTCCTATCAACCATGAGTCCACCTAACTTAGCTCGTGCTACTTCTGCCCCTAATGCTGCATTAAAACTGCCCTCTGCCAATGCCGCATCCCTAATCTGTGCTAGTTTTTCTGCTGTCTTTTCAAAACGAATCTCATATTTCTCATTCTTAATCGCTTGTTTCTTACGAATTTCCTCTTGCACATGAACGTAGGCTTCTCCATTCAACAATCTGTGGGCCGCAACACCAGGTTGTTTATACCCAGCTAAATGCGCACACTCAGTCTGGTTTCTATCTTCATACAAATAAAGATTAATAAAAGTGCGCTGCTTTTTACTCAGTCTTTTCTTGCTCATCTTCTTCTTGCTTCGTAATTTTAAAGTAATTCTCAAACGGCATACTCGCAAATCGAATATACATGTTGGTCTTTATTTCCTCTGCTGTAGAAAGTTTATCAAAGACTACATTCAAGTTCTGTAATAACGCCGTCATCAATTCAGGCTCCTCACGACGCATCCATTCAAAATCTTTTGCTTCAGGTTTGAGCTGCAAACGAATCCCCTCACCGTATTCATTCATCTCGGGCAATGGCTCCAAGATCTCAATGCGTTTAAACTCAGGCACTCCCTTCACTACATCACTCAACTTTTTGTTAGTTTCTTTTTTACTCATACTTGCTCCTAGTTCACTATAACGAGAGGGCTTTTTAAAGCTTCTCTACAGTATCTCTGTAAGAGATTGCACAACTGCACAATTGCACAACCCAGTAAATATAAGGGTTTCAGAGGCGACTGTGCAATTGTGCAAGACTGTGCAACTGCACAACCTGCACAACCACTTAACCCCTTGATTTTATTAATCTTTTTCAGATTAACCACATACGCTGTGCAATTTGCGGAACCCGATTTTGCACAACGCTTTTTAAAGCTGTTACTGCTCACTATCAACTCTCTTATCATTAACAATTGTGTTGTCATCTTGAGACACTTCCCACCTCAATTTCAGCTGTCCCATAATGGGTTGCCACTCTCTATTATGAATGTAGCCCGTGTGTTCAGGACGACGGGTATTCCACCCCCCTTTTTCCGTTGCGGGCTGCGTTTCGCCCATGATTTTCCAACCGACCGCGCGCATCGTAGCGCCCGATTCTTCTTTTAAAGTGTAGGTCAGCATTTTTTTACCGCCCATCTGTTGCCAGATGCGCCAACAGCGCCCATACAGGAAGGATCCCGTGTTCTTAGGCGCTTCTGGATGAGAACAAACCCGTGTAACTTCAGCGGTAACGCCGTTGTCCCATGCTCTAGCAATCGGTCGTCCCACAATTGCGACACCCACCAATTTACTGCCGTCACTAGCTCCAATACAAAATTTACATCCCTGTGTTTTTTTGTTATGTCTATGAAAATTTGTAACAAATTCATTAGCTTCACGTAGAGTCATGGGAACTACTGCCAGTGTCATCTGCGCGTAACTTTGTTTCTTAGATACTTCAGTATTGTTCTTCTTGTAGAAAGATTTTTTGAAACAGTCCAAGACTTTCCTTTCTCCTTCGTCTCTCGGTAATGTATATCTCCATTGTTGTATGCGGTTTCAATAACCCCATTGTTTACATGAATATACTTTATTCCCGTCGCCCATTCCTCTGCTTCTTGTCTAAGCCTAGCTTCTTCCACCAGGTTTGTGTATTCAGTCATCTTTTTTCTCCCCTTTGTTAAACTTTTTCACCAATTCAATCACATAATCGTAGTCGGGTACAAAACCTTCCACCCTTTCCTCTCTATTGTCCTTGCGTTTAGTCATAATAAACTCTGTTGAGCCGTGCGTTTCTTTTGCATGTCCAGGTATTCTTCATTTAGTTCACAGCCTAGCCAGCGTCGGCCTAAGTGTTGCGCGGTTTCTGCGGTCGTGCCGCTGCCCATAAAGGGATCCAACACCACACTACCTACTGTTTCATTAGTTTCACATTGACATTGCTTAGTAAAACCAGTGTCTGCATATTGAGTCTCCCCTTTCATTCCGCTTTTATAAAAGATCTCAGTCATTGCTACCTGATACGTGTTGTCCAAGTCTAGCAACGCACTTAACTTTATCCAATCGTCTTTGTCTGGGTAGCTACCACCTTTTTCAAACCAATGATGTGGAGCTTGCGTGCCGAAATGATCTTCTATTTCTTGTATTGTTATCTTCTTTTTCTTACGAGCTGTCTGTAAGTACGTGCGCAGTTCATCGTGATTAGGCAGTTCTCGATACTCAATCAATGGATTACGATGCTCTGGATCTATTACAGCATAGGGTTTTTGTTTGCTCTTATCTATTGTCATCGTCACATTAAAACGAGCATCGCCATTAAGTTTATCGTATTCTGTCTCATACTTGCGGGGTCTGTATCTAGGATCATCAGGGGGTAGCTCCCATCTCGGTATGCGGATTGTCTCGACCTGACGTTCATAAGGCTTACCACAATCAGCGCAAGCAGTTTGTGAGCTGCCCGCCAATATACACGGAGTAATAAGCTCCGGTGGGAAAACGGCGAAATGGGCATCCTTATACGGTTTTGTATTCACCGTCCACACGCTACGCTTATTGCGACCAGCGATAGCATCCATGCGAGATTTTTCTGTGCCTATGTATTTAGAAAAATGATTTTGTTTTCCTCCGACATAATCACGTTCTTCATTTCCCTTCCAGCCACTCTCGTAACGCTTCTTCGTTGCTTCTGTTGAAGGTTCTTTAATTGCTTCATGATCGAAGTAATACTGCCTGTTCTTGCTGAACAAAAAAATGTATTCATGCGATTTAGTGCAACGATCTTTTACGCTTTCCGGCATCGGATTCCTTTTATTCCAAATTATATCCTGGCGTAGATAAAAACCGAGTTCATCTCTCAAAGCAAAGGCCACTCGCCACGGGATTCCAACTAGATCTTTTGCCTTGAGTGTGCCGTGTCCAGCTCCGCCTGCACGCGCTTGATAACCTTGACTTAACTCTCCATGCTTCCACCCCGTGTCGTCGTCCTTTGTACCAGTCGAGTGACTTGTTGCGTATGAGTCGCCCAAGTTAAGCCAGAGAGTTCCGTCCTCGCGCAATACACGTTTTACTTCTCTGAACACTGCTACCATACTCTCTACGTATTCTTCTGGGGTTTCTTCTAAACCGAGCTGACTGTCTTTTCTGATTGCTCCGCATTTTGGGCATCGTTGATTATTTTTAATTGCTTCATCGCCAAAACTACCTTTTGTTGTTTTTTGTTTATCTGACAGTCCACCTCTTGTTTCTCTACCAAT